ACAGCATTCACTATTAAATTCGTTGAACGCTTTAACGAAATGGAACAAGTCATTCAACATAATTTACCTACAGATCCACTGGAATTAGCATTGACAGCTGCATTAGATACACGAAAAGAAGTGGCAGCTATTAAAGAAGATGTCGACTATTTAAAAGATAATATGCGCATCAATACGTACCAGGAGAAAACTTTGCAGGACATTGTAAAACGGAAAGCGATGAAGGCACTTGGCGGTTATAAGAGTTTGGCTTATGAAATGCTTGCTACTAAAGTATTTAGAGCTGCTTGGCGTGACTTCAAAAATCATTTTGGAATTTCTACTTATAAAGAGTTACCAGCAAAGCGTTTTGATGAAGGTGTGAAACTTCTAAATTATTGGGAGCCCGGTGCATCATTACGAATGGACATTGAATCGTATCAGAATCAACAATCATTAATAGACTAGGTTTTATTTTGCTATTTCATAGTAAATCAAACTAAATTGGAGGAATTTAATATGCAAAAAATTAATCATGTTGAAAACTACGAAATTGTAATGGATTCACGTCAATTATTATCGGAAGAAGTTATAGCACTTGTAAATAAATTAGGTGATGTATGTAAGGAATCAGGGTTAAGCTATGCAAAATTAAATAAAGCTTTACATCAAACAGACGCAGAACTTTATATCAAACTTCTTTATAGTGATCCTAAATAAGATTAGATGTTATCTTGAAAGGCATTCAAGGGCCAAAAATGAATATTGAATAATCTGTTAGGGGGATTAAAATGGCAGAAATCACATGGATTAAATTGAAAACAGACATGTTTGAAAATGAAAAAATAAAATTGATTGAAGCATTACCAGATTCAGACACAATTATTGTAGTTTGGGTGAAGTTATTAGCAGCTGCAGGAAAAGCAAATTCAAATGGGTTTATTATGCTTACAGAAAATATTCCAATGAATGTGGAAGAAATGGCAACAATATTCAATCGTCCACTTAATACAGTTCGCTTGGCACTCGAAACTTTTAAACGTTATGGAATGATAGAAATCAAAAACGAAGCAATTCGTATTAAGAATTGGGAAAATCATCAAAACATTGATGGAATGGAACGTGTTAGATTGCAAAATCGTGAACGAAAAAGAAAACAACGTGAAAAAGAAAAACAAATTCAACTAAGTCACGTTCCGTCACGTGACAGTCACGCAACAGACTCAGACTTAGACTTAGACTCAGAATTAGATTTAGATAAAGAAAAAGACAAAGACTTAGATAAGACTAGACAAGATGGTCCAGTCAAAGTCGAGTCAAGTATATCGTTTACAGAATTATTATCTTTCTACGAAAAGAATTTCGGTTTACTAAGTGCTTATGCACAAGAACAATTTAACGCAGTATATGAAGAATACAATGGAGAACTAATTCTTGAAGCCTTAAAAGAAACGGCTTTACGTACACCAAAAGTGAGAAAACCACTTTCCTTTGCAGAAGGCATCTTAAAGAACTGGTATCAAGAAAATGTTCAAACGCTTGAACAATTAAAAGCAAAACGAAAGGGTGGTCGACGTGAAAGCAATTCAGCAAGCTATGAGCCTGCCAAAGAATATGATGATGGCGTTAACTTCTAATTACTGTGAAAAAGAGCATGTAAATGAATATGGCTATGCAATCAAGCATCCTTTATACAAAGCTGATTTATTAGGTACAGCTTATGAACAGTATGGCACCCAATTAATTTGCTTACAGTGTTTGAAAGAGGAACGTGATGCAGCTTTTGTAAAACGTATCAGTGATGAAGCGATTGAACGAGAAAAGCATAAACGAAAAAACACCTTACATTATGCATCTGTCTATAGTGATCAATCAATTGCGGACGCTGGATTTAAAAATTTTGAAGTAATGACACCAGAAGAAATTAAAAGCAAAGAAGATGCGCTAAAAGCTGTGAAACATTATCGGGCCAAGTTTGAAAAAGAAGCGAATGAGTATTTTACAACCATGCTGACAGGTTCAACCGGTGTAGGTAAATCCCATCTTGCAATGGCCATGCTACGGAACCTAAATGAAACACTAGATGCAGAGTGCGCATTTGTTAATGTACGTCGTATGCTGATGATGATTAAAAAATCATGGAATGACCAGAAGTACCCATATGACCAAATGTATTTCATTGATTTGCTAAGTCGAGTGGACTTCCTTGTATTAGATGATTTAGGAAATGAAACTGGCAGCGATTCAGAAGCCAAACAGTGGGTGAAGGACATCCTTACAGAAGCGCTAGAAGCTCGTCAGACGAAAGGAACGATTGTGACATCGAATTATACGCGTGACCAGCTTACAAAGATGTACAGCGAAGATAGAGCCGTTAATGCGCTAATCAGTCGCCTGTTAAAAAACACTGCACCAATCGTTTTTAAAGAAACTAATGATAAGCGTGTTAAGTTATTCGACTTAGATGCGCCAATTGAGGAGGAAACAGAATGAATGAGAAAAAGAAAGTAGTTCAGAAGGTAGTACCACTGATTAGAGAGATGGCAGAGGTATTCCTGGTACCGCAAGATGGGATGTGGAAAGAAGCAGTTGGGCATCGTCTTACAATTGATCAGATGGCGTTTGGGGTCCTTCCAATTGTAGAGGGGTTCGGAATCATCGATGTCCAAAGTGGATTACCACTTTTTGTGCATGAGGTGTCAGAAGATATGCTGAATACTTTAACTACAAAAGAAGAAGTCATTCACTATATGGCAACCTATGTAGCAAAATCAATAGTGGGCACTATAAATATAATGGGTGTAGAAGAATACAAACAACAGCTGATGCATAGCAAACAAGAAGTGACGAATCAATTAGGCACTCGCCCGGCTATTCGTTGGTATGAGGAGGAAACGGAATGAAAAAAACAAGAAAAATAATCAAAGCATTCGATAAATATAAACTTCAAGAAAAAATTAATGAGCACAGAGAGCGTGGATGGAAACAAGTCGGTGATATAAAGATGGAAGGCTACTACGATGGAGCCTATGCAGCATTAATAGAACTGGAATTAGATTACTAGGCTTATTATTTTTTAATTGTAAAATGTATCATTATTACAATTGATACTTTGTAATAATGAAAAAAACATCAATTTATAAAGGTGTGATTGATTTGAACAAGTATGATTTTTGGTATGAGATTGCTGTGTTTGTTTTTTGTATCTCGATGGCCATTATATTTTTAGTTTTGAAATAGAAAGTTGAAGGGTGAGGATGGGAATGCGTGAGATTAAGTTTAGAGGTAAGAAAATCGATGGCGATTGGTATTACGGTGATTTAATTACAGAAACCCGAGAGTTTAATCGCACTTGCGATAAAGCCTACATTCTACCTTATTGGGAAACACTGAATGGGCCGATATTCGTTGATAAAGAATCGGTTGGACAATACACAGGGTTAAAAGATAAAAATGTTCGTGAGATTTATGAGGGGGATATTACAATAGATGGTTATGGCACAGTAACAGTTATTGAAAATGATGGTTTTCAATGGCTTGAAAGAATAGTGAGGTTAAGGGATAGACATATTAGTAAAGAGATTTTAATTATGACGAAAGCTAATGCTTTTCGTTGTGAAGTTATCGGAAATATTTATGAAAATCTAGAATTGTTAGAAGGTGAGTAAATGAATATTCATTTAGGCTATGATGTGCCAGTACCGTTTGTACTTATTGCTTTTTATAACGACTATGGATTTAAATTTAAAAAAGTATGTTACACATATGAAGAAGTAGAAAGTGTTGTAGTTGCTTATCAAAAGCAACAAGGAATTTATAAGGATACTACTTATATTCAGATAGCAAATGAATTAAATAATTCGGCTGATCTATTGGCCGAGTATAGTAGGGAGCTAAGGAAATGAACATAAAAGTGGCGCGAAGTCGACGTATTATGGACCGTTTTAATCGTTCTAATTTAGCTGAAAAGCAAAATAGGATTAGCTCTAAGCATTGTATGAAATGTCCTCACTTTGGCGATGGTCATGTTGATAAGTGTGCAGCATGTCCAATTTTTCACCAATTAACTGAAATTGGTGATGAACTTACCGCCATTTCACACAAACGAAAAAAGGCTAAAAAAAATAAATTGTTAGAGAAATTGAAAGAAACTGGGTTAACGGAATCTAATTACTTAGAACTGCGATTGAGTGGTTTATATGATTTTGAAATCTATCATAGTGTAGGCATGTCCTCGACAAAATTTCAAACGTGGAAAAAAGAAACTGGACTGCTAGAGAAGGCAAAGGGGTTGTGAGTATGTCAGTATTGGTTGAAGAATTTGAACAAATCGATATTTTCACCGTACTACGTGAGATAAACGATATTGAGCTAATTGAAAAGAAAATAAATGGGTTAATGCCAGGAAGTAAAATATCGACAGCTACATGTGAAGTAGAAAGTGAAAATAAATTCATTGTCGTTAGATCGTGCGACTTTGAAGAATTGTTCACCAGTACAGATAGCGCCTTAAAGTATATAAAAAGCTATTTTGAAGGCAATAAAAAAAGTGTCAGCAGTAACTGACACAATAAGCATAGGTATAAGTTTAAAACTTCCCACAAACATTATAACATAAGGAGTGTTGAAATTTGGAACGAAATGTAAAGCAATTACATGAAATCGATTTAAGTAAAGACGGTGTATTTTATATTAAAGATGGAAAGATAAATATTGTAGACACATTGCCTTATGGATATGGAACACAAACAATCACGTGGCAAAATGGCAAGGTGGTTCGTACAGAACTAGCATATAGTAGAAAACTTTGATATTATAAATTTAACTTAATAAACATAGAGCTGATCAGGAACAACCGGGAGCACTAAAATGAACGCAAGTATTTATTGCGCGCATTTAGTGTTCCCTTTTTTTGTTCAATTTGTTCATAGGGGGAACGAAAATGAATGATTTAATCCAAGAATATAAACGTACTTTAAAAGATACAAAGACATTATTACCAATACGAAAAACAAAATTACTACGTGCTAAACAGATTCAAGATATGGAAGAAATAAAGCGATTAGAGAATGAAATTAAGACCATTAATAGTTGGATTAGTAATCTACAATACGTTATTCAATGGTTACGAACGGGCAGACAACCAGGTACTACAAGAGGTGTTGAAAATCGTGCAGCCTATCAACGAGAAATACCTGTACCATGCGATTGGCTACATACAAATATAAAAGTTGACTCACTTTTAGAGGAGAAAACAGCAGAAGAAATAGAAAATCAAAAAATGAAAGAACAATTAATAAAAGATATTATGAAGAACATTTGTAAGGAAGATGGCGAAATATTTATGATGTATGCAAATAACTATTCGCAAGAAGAAATTGCAAAAGCAATGAATGTAACACGTGATCAAATAAAAAGAGCAATTGTACGATGCAAACGTATTATTAAAAAAGAAGGCTGGGTGATGGTATGAGATATGTACAACCCATTCGTGATATGGACCAGGTTCAAGAGTTTATGGAATATTTTGAAGCAACAGATAAACGAGATTTTATTATGTTTATGTTGGGAATCAACTTAGGATTGCGTATATCAGATATTTTACAGTTGAAAGTAAAAGATGTACGTGAAAAGAAAAAGAATGGCCAGATACGTATTCGAAATAGCGTCAAAATCCAAGAAAAAAAGACAGGTAAGTTTAAGCAACTGGTGATTAGTTATGAGTTAAAGAAAGCGTTAAAAGATTATACACAAGATATGAGTGCGCATGATTATCTTATACAAAGTAAAAAGAAAGGGCCTCATGGAGCACGTAAACCTATTACACGAATACAAGCCTATCGTATTTTAAAAGATGCTGCTGAAGCTATCGGTTATCGAGGTGATATTGGGACGCATACCATGCGCAAAACATTCGCCTATCATTTTTATCAAGAAACAAATGATGTAGCTACATTACAAATCATTTTGAATCACCATGACCAAGCAGACACGCTACGCTACATCGGTATTGAAGAAGATAAAGTAAATAAGGTAGTGAATGGACTATTTAAACGAAGAAAAGAAAAAGACTACGAATAGCGACAAACGTTGATATATCAGCGTTTGTTTTTTTATGCAGAAAGCTAATGTAACATAAAAAGATAGTTTGTACATTAGAAAGAAAAAAAGTTTAAATAAATTTCAAAACGTTAATATGACAGGGTTTATGAGCCATAGAATTGATGTAACAAAACAAAAGATATGTTACATAAGACCACAAAACCGCCCAAAGAACACACTTATAGTGAGAGGGTTAAATATTTAAGTTGATTAAGACATACAAAGAAATTCAAAACTAACCCCTAACAGTCCGTTTTCTTTTGTATGTCTTAATGAGTTTAAAAAGGGGTGATGTTTTGGAAATGAAATCATTTGTTGAATTGATTAAAGAATATTTTAAAGGCATTCAAAGAATATGGTCGCGAATCAAATCCAATCTATTGAGGTTGTTTGGTAAAGGCGATGTTCGAAGCAATACAGGAATTAGTTGGTTTGATGAAATGAAAAATTGTAGTGAGAAACCTAAAAAGAAATATCCAATCAAAATGGATTTTTCGAGAACGGTATTACACAGTCAAGTGACATGTAGAAAACCTAAGCATCTAATCAAAAAGGTTATTTAACTCGATATGAGTAGAAGGGACATGGTGATCTATAATCTCGCGATGCCAGGCGTTAGTGGCAGATGTTCTATTGGGTAGATGTTGCAGTGGTTTGGGATTATTAAGATTAACGATGCTTATTACTTTTGAAAGAAGTATCATTTGTAATAAATATCAATTGATACATTTTGAGGAGTGTGAAAGTTATGATTGATACAGGAAACAGTTTATCAATTGAATTAAACGTGGACACTAATAAGATGGCAGACAAACTAAAAGCTATTGCTAAACATGCAAATGCATTGGCTAATGAATTAGAAGCTATTGATGCAGTGGGCGAACATCCAACCATTCATAAACCTGGTGGTACAAACATTGCATTATATGATGGGCTAATCAAAGCAGAAGGCAGTGAATAACAATGCCATATGTGAAAGGTAAGAAGGTTAATCCATTCTATTTATCGCGTGCATGGAAAGATAAGCGATTGGAAATATTAGAACGTGATAACTACGAATGTGTCATGTGCAAAGCAGAAGGTCGTGTTACTACACGAAATGATGCCATTTTAGAAATTGACCATATTCAAGAATTAGATGATTATCCAGAACTTGCACTGGTTGATACAAATTTACGCACGTTATGTCGCAGCTGTCACAACAAAAGGCATGGTCGCTTTGGTTTTACTCAACAAAAAAACAAGTGGGCAGAAGATGAAAGTTGGGATTAAAGAACTACCCCCCACTCAAAACCTTTTGCCTTTTAAAAAAATATTGGGAAACCGGTGGGTGGGGTTATTTCAACAAATGTAACGTGTTCGTTTCACCCACCCCACCCCTACCACCTCAAATGAAAGGATGTGATTAATTTGGATAAACAAGAAGTAGGCTCACGAATGCGCAAAAAAAGAAAAGAAAAAAACCTGACGCAAGTAGAATTATCAAAGGCTTGTGGCATTTCCATAAACTATTATTCCAGCATCGAGAATGGACGAAATTCACCGAGTTTAGATGTGCTCAATAGCATCGCTAAAAACTTGGGTGTATCGTTAGTTTACTTATTAAACGATAGAATTGATGAAATGGAACATCGAGTAGCAGCTGAAGAAAATCGAATCAAACTACTTTTTAAGATGATTCCAGAACCACAACGGAAATTGTCAGATGGATTAATCACACAAGCTGCACGACTCCGTATTTTACTCGATGATAACTGGAAGGATATTTTAGAAAATGGTGAGTATGAAAAATTCTCACAAAGTGAAAATCAAATTCCATATGACCGAAAAAGACCAATTGTAGAAAACTATGATAATCGTGATCGCACGTATCAATCCATCATGAAACAATTAACTGAATTACTTCCACAAGAAACAAAATCTAAAAAGTCGAAGTTATTGGGTCGATAATAGATGTTGCAAAATGATTATGTAGATAGCTACATACAAAAGTGGAAAGATGGAGCGATACTTTTAAATAAAAAGCGTGAGCAATTATTAACCTTAATTGAAACGATGATTCTACCACGTGACGACTTGTATTATTTCAACGAAGAACAAATTAATAACTACATTGAATTTAGCCAAGTTTGGTATTTTGAATTAGATGAATGGGAAAAATTTATAGCCCCATTCATCTTTTTATTTTACGTAGAAGATGATGAACTTGTATTCGATGAATTTGTCATTAACATGGGGCGTGGTGGCGGTAAGAATGGATTTATTTCTACATTGGCAAATTACTTTATTAGTGAACTACATGGTATTGATTATTATGATGTATCGATTGTGGCCAACTCGGAAAAGCAGGCCAAACGTAGCTTTCAAGAATGTTTTCGAGTTATTAAGAAAAAAGGCAATGAAGATTTAGAAGAAGAATTTGAAGCATATAAAAGCAGTATCACTGGTTTAACAACACAAAGCGTTTTTGAATTCAAAACAAGTAATGCCAGCTCACAAGATGGTGGGCGTGAAGGTGCAGTTATCTATGACGAATATCATGAAATGGAATCTACTGAAATTGTCGATGTTTTTTCTGGTGGGTTAGGTAAAGTCGATTGTGGCCGTCAATTCCTTATTGGTACAAAAGGGTTTGTACGTGAAGGTTATTTCGATATTAAATATCGTGAATGTGAAGATTTATTAAATGGACTTGTTCCATTTGAAGGTTTGTTCCCATACATTTGTGAACTTGACTCAATTGATGAAATGGATAATCCAGATATGTGGGCGAAAGCGAACCCTGCATTACAAGCGCCATTAAATAAACGTGGTAAACGTTTGTTCAATGAAGTGATGAAAAAATATAAAAAATTAGCGGTAGAACCTTCAGGGCGTTCTGCATTTGTTACAAAACGGATGAACTTCTTAGAGGATAATATGGAAAATTCGGTTGCAACCAAAGAAGAAATGACCGCAACGAACCGTCCATTCTTTGAACTAGATCATGTCCCTATTGGTTCGCTCGATTTTGGGAGTGTTCGAGATTTCGCAGCATGTGGCTTGCTCTTTAAAAAGAGTGAAGAATATGTATTTAAGACGTTCTCTTTTGCCTGTAAACAATTCTGTGATGTGCATTATGGCTATTCTAATAGCGCTAGTGATATCGGAACTGAAAAACGTGCACCGATTAAACAGTGGGAGAAACAAGGCTTATTAAAAGTAGTAGACGAGCCTTCTTTAAATCCCATGCATATTGTGAACTGGTTTATCGAGATGCGTGAATTATATGGCGTTCGTAAAATTGTAGCTGATAACTATAAGCTAGATATTTTACGGCCCCTTTTAGAAGAAGCTGGTTTTGAAGTGGAATGTATTAAGCGCCCTACGAGTATTCATCCATTAATGGCCCCACGCGTTGAAGATGGATTTGCTAATCACAAGTTTATTTTTGGAGATAATCCTTTAATGCGTTGGTATACCAACAACGTATATGTAAAAGATACGGCTAACGGAAAACAATTTCTGAAAAAAGAAGAAACAAAACGAAAAACAGATGGGTTCCAGGCATTTGTTTATGCGCTTTATCGTGCAAATGAATTAGATGAAATTAACATCGATTCAACGTTTGATGCATATAGCGAATTTTACGCATAGGAGGGAGGTGGAAAATATCGGAGTCCTCGATTTTTTATTTAATCGACACAAGGAATTAGGAGAAATGCTGGACTTAGAGTATGTTGTAGAAATTGAACAACGAACCTACTTAAAGGAATTAGCCATTGAAACGTGCTCTAACTTTATTGCGCGATCTGTATCTCAAACGGAATTTAAACATATGCAGGGAAAGAAACGATTGCTAGATAGCGAATTGGATAGGATTTTTAATATACGTCCAAATACAGATGAAAGTGCATCTGATTTTTGGCAGACGGTTATCAATAAATTAATTCGAGAAAATGAAGTGCTCATTATTCCATACGAAAAACAATTATTAGTAGCTGATGGCTTTCATCGAGTAGAACGTGCGCTATATCCAGATACATTTGAACAAGTGAGCATTAAAGAGTTTACGTTTACCAATAAAAAATGGAATATGGACGAAGTTATTTATTTAACCTATAACAATGCGCATCTATCGAAGTTCTTAGATGGGTTGACGAGTGATTATGCGGATTTATTTGGTTCGCTTATCGATGCTTCTAAACGTGGGTATCAAATTCGTGGTTCTTTTTCGTTTGATACAATTAATGATCCAAAGAATATTGATAAGCCTAAAGATGTGATTCGACGAACACTAGATGTCGTCAATAAAAGTATGGTGGCTGTTTTTCCAATCTTTAAAAACTCTACTTATACGGAGTATGCAGATGGTAGTAAGTCTGGTCCAAGTATTGATGAATCTGAAAAAGTGAAGCGTGCATTAATTGATAATGTAGCTAATATCTTGGGTATTCCCGTTAATCTAATTCATGGTGATGTAGCCGAATTAGAAGATGCAATGAAAGCCTATGTGAAGTTTTGTTTAGGACCACTTTTAAAGAAGATTGAAGATGAATTGAATGCAAAAATCAAGCTAAGGAAAGATGAAAAAATTCAACTACGTGGTATTGCCATTCATGATGTCATTCAAAATTCAGAAGCTGTAGATAAATTGATTGCGTCTGGAGCTTTTAGTCGAAATGAAGTGCGTGAACTATTTGGTATGGACCGAGTAGATGATCCAGAGTTAGATGTGTATGTTTTAACGAAAAACTATGAAAAAGTAGATACGAACACAACCAAAGGAGGTGAGAGTCAGTGAAGTTAGAAGTAATAGGTGCCATCATTTCAAATGATGATAAATGGATTTATGACTTGTTTGAGATGGATAGTACAGCACCAAAAGATATTGTGAGCGCACTACCTTCAACGAATGAAGATGTCGAAATCATTATTAATTCGGGTGGTGGAGATGTTTATGCTGGTAGCGAAATTTATACAGCCTTAAAAGAATATCCTGGTAAGGTAAATATTAAAATTGTGGGGATTGCAGCATCTGCAGCATCTGTGATTGCGATGGCCGGTCATGGGAAGATTAGTCCAACAGCTCAAATTATGATTCATAATGTATCTAGTAAAGCAGTCGGAGATAATCGTACAATGCAACATGAAGCCGATGTCTTAAAAGGTTTTAATGAATCGATTGCCAGTGCTTATGTAAATAAAACTGGATTATCGTTAGAAGAAGTTTTAGATATGATGAATAAAGAAACATGGCTTACTGCGCAACAAGCAGTTGAATTAGGGTTTGCAGATGAAGTCATGTTTACGAATAGTGCACCGAAATTTGTTGCTTCAACAGGTTCTAGTTTGTCACCAGAAGTAATTAATCGGATGAAAACGATTTTGAATAAAGAACCTGTAGTGAATGTAGATGAAATTGTAAATAAAGTGATGGAAAAAATGAATACACAGAGCGAGCCACCAAAACCACAAAATAAAGGATTTGGACGGTTCGTTTTTTAATTTAACTAGGAGGTCATATAGATGACAATTAATTTAACAAATGATTTTAAAACAGCACGACAAAACTTTTTAAATGCCGTACAAAACGGAGAACCAGAAGAAAAACAAGGCGAGTTATATGCTGAAATGATTAATGAATTATTTGAAGAAACGAAAAAGCAAGCGCGTGCAGAAGCCGAAAAATTCGCTGCGACAACGCCAGCTGAAGCTAAGATGACGGCACGTGAACGTACATTCTTTAATGCGATTAATACAGAAGTTGGTTACAAAGAAGAAACGCTTTTACCAGAAGAAACAATTGATCGCATCTTTGAAGATTTAACCACTGCACATCCATTATTAGCTGAAATTGGCTTACAAAATGCCGGATTACGTTTGAAGTTCTTAAAATCAGAAACATCTGGTACAGCTGTATGGGGCAAAATCTTTGGTGATATTAAAGGGCAATTAGATGCAGCATTTAATGATGAAGAAGTGATTCAACATAAATTAACAGCATTTGTTGTTGTACCAAAAGATTTAACAGATTTTGGACCAGCTTGGGTATCTGCATTTGTATCAGCACAAATTGATGAAGCATTTGCGGTAGCGCTTGAAGCAGCTTTTCTTGCCGGTGATGGAAACGATAAGCCGGTGGGGTTAAACCGCCAAGTACAAGAAGGTGTGGCGATTACAGGTGGTGTTTATCCAGAAAAAACAGCACAAGGTGAATTAACATTTGCCGATTCAACAGTAACGGTAAAAGAATTAACAGGTGTTTATAAATACCATTCAACAGATGAAAAAGGAAAATCTGTGTTAGTAGATGGATTAGTTGTGATGGTTGTGAATCCAGTAGATGCATGGGACGTGAAAGCACAATATACGTCATTAAATGCCAATGGTGTATATGTAACAGCCTTACCATTTAATTTAACAATTGTTGAATCTGTTGCCCAAAAAGCTGGTACCGTTTTAACGTTTGTGAAAAAACGTTACGATGCTTATGTAGGCGGTGGGATTACGTTACGTAAATATGATCAAACTTTAGCTATTGAAGATTTAGATTTATACACAGCAAAACAATTTGCATATGGTAAAGCAAAAGATGACAAGGCTGCAGCTGTTTGGACACTTGCGATTCCCAGCTAATGCCGGCTCATTAAACGTGTCGGCTAGACCGAATGCTAAGAGCGCCAATATTTCATGGGAGGTTGAATAATGGCTACGATTAAAAATAATGGCGTTGTGGTGTCAGAAGATGCTACATCGCCTTTTAGTTTGCAAAATTTAACACCAAATACGGCCTATACCGTCGAAGTTGAAGAAAATGGTGCTACAGGTTCTGTTCAATTTACAACAACGGATATTGTACCTGGTGCCCCAACTGTTACGGTAACAGCCAAAGCAGGAGCCATTGACTTCACAATTGTGGACGGTACAAACGATGGCACAGCGATTACTGGCTATACCATTTATTACACAGATGGCACAACGCCTAAAACACAAAACACTACCACTAAAACAGGTACTATTACGGGTTTAACGGACGGTAAACAATACTCAATTCAAGCGACATCCAAAAATGGCAAAGGTGAATCGAGTAAATCTACAGCTGTAAACGCAACACCTAAAACAGCTGTTACCGGTGTGACATTAGATGCTACGACAGCAACGCTTGATATTGCAGGCACAAAACAACTTACGGCAACTATAGCGCCAACAACAGCGACAAATAAAGCTGTTACTTGGTCTACAAGTGCAGCAGCTATTGCGACTATAAGCTCAACTGGTTTAGTAACAGCTGTAGCCGAAGGTGAAGCAACGATTACCGTTAAAACAACAGACGGTAATAAAACAGCGACATGCGTCGTAACTGTTAATCCAGCCGGTTAGGAGGGATTGCATTGGATGAATTATTAAAAGCCTTTAAACGTCGTATGAAAATCTTCCACACAGCAGAAGATGAAGCATTATTAACTATCATTTCTGCGTCTGTGGAGGATTTAAAAGTGAAATGTGGTCAATTCGATGTGGCATCGCATGAACGTGCTAGAGAGCTTGTTATGGAGCGCTCACGCTATGTTTATAACGACAAGCTCGAAGAATTTGACACCAATTTTTTATCTCAAATCCAATCGCTGCAGTTTGAATTGTATGAGGTGATTGAAGATGGCACGACAACTTACTAGCGGTGATTTACGGACACCTATCACGTTCTTTGGTTATGAGCCTATACAGGGTCCAGAGCCGGGAGAACAAGAAAAGGAAACGTTACATTATTGCTTTTGTGAAATCTACGCATCGAGTCAAAAGGATTTAGAAATCTTAAAAACGGTCAATGCAAAAGAATCGATTACGATTAATATTCGAGATCCGTTGATGGATTATATTCCAGACCGTAAGCATTTTGCAGAGATTGGCCACTATCGTTATACCGGAAAGGTTTGGAATATCGTTGAAGTAAGACCAGATGCACAATCACTTGGTTTTATTAACATCGTATTGGCGGTGGTTTAATGAGTGTCGAATTTCATGGTTTAGCCGAAATCCAACAGCGTTTAAAACAAATGATGTCCGAAAAAGAGTTTAAAAAGCTAACAGATACAGCTGTAACTGCCGGTGCAACGGTATTGAAAAAAGAAGTGGCCAGAAGGCTATCAAGTAGCTTAGGCGACTATTCAATCGGGGCAACAGTTGACGAGATTGTCATGAGCAAACCGAAATCAAAGCGTGGTGCGCGTACTGTTCAGATTGGTTGGAATGGTCCATTAGAGCGCTATCGTATTATCCATTTGAATGAGAATGGCTATAAACGCGATGGGAAGTTTTACGGTCCGCAACTAGGCGGTTACAAGCAAATCGAAAAAGCTATGGAAACTAAAAAACAGGAAGTATTTGATGCAACGCGAAGGGAGATGGCCAAACGTTTATGAGAGATTTGATGATGGAAATTAATCAGGCACTACGCGAAAATGCGCTCATTGCAACAAGTTGTGGTGACCGGATTAAATTTTACGAGTATGCAGAAACAGGCGACTTATTAAGTCCATTTATTATCATTACACCGTCACAACCAAGCAAGCCAAGTAGTTATGGCAGCAACACTAATCATAGTGAAAGCTACTACTACCAGATTAATGTGGAAGCCACAAACCGAGGAGTCCGGGACTCTTTAGCATATGAAGTACGAAAAGTTATGAGGACACTTGGTTTTGAACAACAAGCCGGTGGCCTGGACACATATTTTAAAGAAACAAAGCGCTACGTAAACACACGTTTATATAGCGCTATTTTATTTACTCAAAAAGAGGAGGAAAATGAATGAACGCAGTAGGATTTGAAAAAGCGGAAATCGCGGTATTAGATGCCAATTTCCAAACAACAGAAGAAAACATTTTTACACTTGAAGGAAAAACAGACAAAGGGGCAACACGCTCATTTAGTGTAGAAGGATTAACAGCTGAAGCTGTGAAACAATTCGGTTCAAACATTCCTTATCGTACAGCAAAACGTGGTATCGGTGACTTATCTGCGACTTTAACAGCTATTGATGTACCACTTGATTTTGAAATGACGATTCTTGGGATTGCAAAATCAACAGAAGGTTTCTACGAAGGTGGCGATGATACAGAAGCACCGTATACAGCGACTATCTTCTATGATAAAACGCCACAAGGTGAACCATATGCGATTGCACTTTATCGCGGATCATGGTCACGAAATTCACTTGAAGGGGAAACACTTGAAGGAGAAAACAAAGAATTGCCAGAAGAAGAATACACAATGGCGTGTGTTGTTGGCGATGATAAAAAAGGTTACGGAATTGCAGTAGGTGCCGAACAAGTAGCAGCATTACGTGCCAAAGCATTTAAAGTTACACCCAGCGGTGGCGCTTAATGTGAGCGCTACGCCAGAGGCAAAGCAAGCCAATATTACGTGGCAATAATTAAATTAAAATTCAATGAAGCACTCCGTTTGGGGTGCTTTTTTATTTATATAAAACATACTGGAGGGCTATTAAATGGCTATTTATGAATTAAAACTAATGAAGAAAAAAGAAATTGTGGACGGAAAAGAACAATTTGAATATAACACACGCAAGTTAGATTTCGTGTCGATTAAAGTTACACGTGATGCATTGAAAGTAAAAGCTGAATTAGAAAAAATGGCCAATGAAAAAGAACCAGATGAAGTGGCAATGCTAGACAAACAAATCGAATTTATCGCAGATGTTTTCCAAGTTTCGTCTGATGACATTTGGGAAGGGCTTGATGCAGCAACAGGCGCATTAAAGATTAAGAATATCTTTGAACAAATCTTAGGTGTGGAAGAATTGGAATTCCCGATTTTATCCTCTAATGTA